TTAATAATTTTAATACGATAGATCGCGCCTTTAACCGCAGCTTGTTGTACGTTCCATTGAACCGTACCGTCATCGCTTGCTAATGTACGAACAGGTAAGAATGTAGAAGTTAAGAAACGTGTAACGTCGTTACCAGTTAATGTGTACATAAACTTCCATAGATAACCATCAGTCTCTTCATCACCACCACTTGCAGCAGGGCGTGGATCAAGTGCTAATGCTTGTCCAGTTGGCTTAACAACTGAAGGACCAGAACCCGCCTTTAAGCATTTATAAACGTTAAATTCGTCAGTAATAACATAATAACGTTTAGTAGTCAGTGTATCATCTTGATCATCATACTCAGCGTATGTTTGGCCAGAGATCCAAGAGTAACGAGGTACAGTTAACGTTGTATCAGATAAACCAATCTTTTTCATTGCTGACATCTTTTGCCAAGAGTCAGTTAAATCGCCTAAACCATCTTTAGGTGTTGGAATAGCTGTATCATCATTTAGTCCTGTAGTTGAGTTAACCCAAGGTTCAGATCTACCAACAAACATATAAAGACTTCTTGTATTAACATCTGACAAGAAACCTTTTGCATTATCTAAACGAAAATTTGAAGTAATAATTGCGGCCATTTTTTAAGTTCCACTTAAGTTAGTGTTGTTCCTATTATTTATCCATCTTTTAAGAAGGATTTGTGTTATCAGGTGCTTCTACTGTTGCTGGATGGACAAAGTTAGTATCCTCACCAGAAATAGCGTCTCCAACCTTAACATCATAGTAGTTATAGATTGGCGATAAGTTTGTAGACTCTGTTTGATCAAAGTGTCTAAATGTTGGACCAGCTTTGATATTGTTAAGAGTAGTAATCTCTTTATTAACGTTCGTCTCAACATGCTCTAAAGGTACCTTAGCAATAGTTGTTGTAATTACTAATGGTGGTATATCAGTTGAACCGGCATCACGAGGTGTAAGTCTCATTGTACCACTTGCAAAGCTTTGAATAAGAATCTCACCAAAGAAACGGAAACCCGCTGGATGAAGAATCTTTTTAACATAGTCTCTCCATACTCCAAGGCCTTGACCAGTCTTAATTACGTATGAGAATGACTGATAATAATATGAGTCTTGAATGTATTTAGTATCACTCAAGAATCCGTCGTTTGTCAACCACTTTTGCGTTGCTGCATTCCATTTACCATCAGAAGGTTTAAGAATATCTACACGAGGATAGTACAATTCAATCTGTTCATCAAATAAAAGACTAAATCCAGAAACAAATGATGGAATAGATCCTCGTGATCTGTATAAGTCAACAATGTGTTTATATAGTTTTCTTTTATCAGCCTTTAATGACTTAGGTACGTTCTGCGCAAACTCACGTTGTAAGTAATCAATAAACTCTTCAGAGATTGCATCAATATCGCGTAAGTATAATAGTTGATCAATGGCATATGCTGGGCCATTGGTTTCTTCCATATATTGATAATAGCGCTTAAGAAAAGCGACTAATTGTGGATTAGCCTCAACTAAATGACTAGGTAAAACCGATGTGACTTTATATGACATATTAGTGGCGTGATGTTACAGTGTAACCAATACCAGCGATAGTACCACCAGTTGCGATAGTATCAATCTCAGGTGTAACTTTAACTTGATTCATATTAACAATAACTAATTGATTACGTTTAGGTGCAATGTCAAATGAATTTGGTTTACCATAAATTGAAATTGTGCCTTTAGTTGTGTTGTATGCTGTAATATTAATACCATCAAAAACAACAACACCATTAGTTACGTCAACATAACCTACTTCTGGGTTAATAATTTGTTCTTCTTCACCAATCATTCTATATGATTTAAGTTTATATAAACCATCTGCATAAGAATCTATATAGTTTTTAATTCTTACTGCAACACCATCAATTGTAAACTCATCAGTGTCAATGATAGATTCATTTGTGTGCTCAGCGTATAATGGAGCAGAGAATTCTACTTCATAACGTGCAATTGAGTTAAGAATTGGTGAGAACTTCTTTTCCATGTTTGAACGAACAACAGAGTTAAGAATAGAAGCATCTGATGCATCAATTAATCGTGTTAGTTTAGAGTAACGGAATACACCATCGAATTTTTTAAGGTCATTATTATTATATGAATTAATAATGCTAATCACTAAGTCTTTTAATTCGCCAGACGTTTTATCAGTTAAGTTTGGATCATATTTAAAATACACTTCTAATGTAACATATGTGTAAGTAGGATCTACAATCTCTGGTGTAATAGAAACAACGTTCTTCGTACGTAAGATTGAATCAATAATAAATTGCTTTTGAACTGTTGTTAATGCCTCAGCATCTTTAGGTTTAATTGAAATATAAACCTTACCATACTCTGGAGGTTCATTCTCTTCACCACCCCAAGCTGTAATTGTTTCAACGTTTGAGTAGTTATTAAGAATAGTAGCTTTATAGTCGTCAGCAGTAACCACTCGGTTCTGAGATAAGAATGTTAATGGCGCATTGTATTTAATAGAGTCAATTGTTTCTCTATCACCACCACCCCCAGCAGAGTTTGCTGCTGTGCCTGTAGAATTAACTGATGTAATACTTACTGATGTATTACCTTGAATTGTATCTGCTAATGAGAATGCTGTTGCACCATTTGCTAATTCAGCGTCTGTTACAAGGTATTCAATATCTACAACGTTACCAGGAACTAAACGCTTACCAAAAATGTTATCACCAAAGTAAACTTCATACTTACCATCTAAACCTTCTTGAATGAAGTAGACTTGAGAAGTGCCGGTAATATTTGTAACGTTATTATTGCGTGTATAAACGCTATATGCACTAGCGTCATTAGTTTCTTTTACTTTAACAAGAATACTTGAAATGTCTACGTTTTCTTCTAAGATTTGAAATGTTTGTCTAGCATCAGTACTATCAACTACATATCTTACAGTCTTTAATTGCCCTTGGTTAACTTTTACGGCGTTAAACTGATATGCGCCACTTACTGGTGTAATAGTAACTGCTTCAAGGTTTACAAACTGATATAACACCCCGTCAACTAGTGAAGTAAAGCGAGTACCACGATCCATTGTTAGTGAAGATGGGGAACCGGCTGGAGAAGCTACGTTAACGTTGAGATATGTGAATGCAGAAGTCTTTGAGCGAGGAACATAGCCAAGCATCTTTGCATGTGATACTACGTTATTTCTTAATTGAGCAGTATCAAGGAAAACTTCGTTAATAACTGCATTAGCAGTAAAAGCATTATAGAATGTATTATAAGCAAGAACATCAAGTACAGACGAAAGGATAGAACCATTAAAATCATAGTCTGTAAAGTTAGGGTCTGCTTTTAAATATGCTTTAAGGTTAGATTTGATTTGATCAAAATCTAACTCTGAAATGTTTAGCCTTCTTTTATTGGCCATATTATCTTACCCTTTGTAGTACTGTAGTTACGTCTGCAACTTGATTAGTAGATATCATTCTAAATTGAATTGTAATTGATAGTCTATTATTTTCAATATCATCTTCAGCAACATAAACACCAATTACTTTAGCTCTAGGCTCATATAGATCTACAATGTTAGTTATTACAGAAGTCATTGTGTCGATGATGTTATCATCTAGGTTTTCAAACAAGTATCTGTTAATGTTTCCACCAAATGTTGGTTGAAATGGTCTTTCAAAATTACCTGTTAAAACAATATTGACAATTGAGGCTTTTACGGCCTCAATATCTTTTTTGGTGTAAACGTCGCTTGTAAAAGGATTTCTTTTAAAGGACGCGTCAAGATCTATGAAGACATTCTTCTTAGCAACCGTTGTTTTTGATACGGCTAAATCTGAAAGTGTTTGTGCTCGCATAATTACTATTTATTAGCTTTATCTGCTACTTTCTAACGTATAACCAATATTCTTTGTTCTGCCTGTTCTTGCAAGTTTTAACGTATCACCATTATAAGAGTTAGTACCTATTGGGACGAACCTTGCACCAACGTGCCATACAATATCTTCATACTTATCGCCTGGATCCATCTCTTTGATAAGTTGAAAGTACCCGATCTTAGAATTTCCAGGACCAACTCTTAATGTCTTAATGTGTTGTAATAAGAATTGCATTGGGTTATCTTTATCACTAACATAATATTTTCTAGGACTCTTAAAGTCAATAGCACAACCATAAGCATGCCATGAAACGGCATTTGGATTTCTATTCTGTTGACGAGCAACGCCAATAGTAGCTCTCCAACCACTTGTAAATACAATGTCAGGATACTTGTCAACTAATGGACGAATAAGATATACACCCATTAGGTTAAGGTTAGTCTCAACGTATTGACGAAGTGTTACACTATCAATACCAAGCTTTTTAGATAACTCTGCAGATATCTTATTCCAGTCTCTACTAATTTTATAACCAGAACTAAATCCAGTATCAGCAAAATATGTAAAGTTGTATTTAGCGTCTTTAACTCCTTTGAATGTAGTCACAACTGGAGGTGGAGGTGTTGCTCCGCCTGTTGTTATGCTTGGAGGAAGAGGAGTACCTACAACATCATTTAGTTTAACTATAGTTATTTCTACGCGATCTTGTTTTTCAGCTAGACCAGGAGAATTTTTCTGTGGTGGCACTGGAAGAATAACTGGAGTCTTAATATTTCCAATATTCATTAATACTACGTTAGGAAGTTTTTGGCATGTTGTGTCAAAACTAATCGTAAGAGGTTTTGATATTTTATCAATTAGAGCAGAAGAAGATGCTGATAGTCTTTCCTTAGCGTCACCTAATACTTGGTCAATATTCTCACCATTTTTTAAACGTGTAATTACTTCACCGGGATTAAAACCAAGTTTAGCAAGATCTAATTCTAAAACTTGAATATCAAGAACTGTTAAGTCTTGTAAGTCTTGAAGAATACCACTTAAGTTTGATACAACAGTTCCAAAATCATTTGTGATTTCAGTTACTGCTTCTTGTACAGCCTTGATATATTCATAACCAGTTTTAGCAATGCTATAAGCTTCTTGAATTTTTTGATAAAGACTTGTGGCTTGAAGTTCAGTGCCAATATTTGCAAAAAATTCGTTAAAAGGAATGCTAACAGTTAATACTACTGACGCAATTGCTGGATAGTTACCAATACCATTAGTAACGATTGAATACTTTTTGAGAACAGTTCTAATGTTATCAATTCGTTCAAGTATTGAGTTAATTCCACAACCTAAACTAGCCATGTTATACCTTAATTAAGATTAATAGTTGGAGCTTGCGCTATAATTGATCCACCAGCGATAAGCGCAAGTGCTCCGCCGGCACCAAGTCCAATTGCGCCTGGACTAGTCATTGAAATAGTTGACCCCATAATATTTGTCAGAGTACTTGGATCTCCAATAGTTGTAACAGCAGCTTTAATACCAACTCCTAATTTTGCTATTGTATCAATTGTTCCAGATGAAGTGAATTGGATTAAACCAAAACCTGGAATAGATCCAGCTTGTACAGCG